CGATATCTTGTATCTGCCTTTTGTAGGTGTAATACAAATTGTTATATTGAGCACTTGGTGTTTGATATAAATACAAAACCGGTGTTATTTGTCGGTCAACCCAAAAAAGAGAAGGCTGACCAGTCTGGTTTTTATTTGCGTATGCAACATATTCGCTTCTAGACATTTTTGTAATAGGAAGGTCATTAATATTTATATTAAAGTAAAGTTCTGATATATCTAAAGTCGCGCCACCTGTTTCTCGAATCCTAAAATATCGTGCAGGCGTAGGAACCGGAATTACAAACCAATTTAGCTGTAGTTGTTTATATAATTGTTTAGGAATTGGATTAGGCATTGCAGGCAACCAAGTATTGCCATCAAAAGAATATTCTGGAAGCAATGTATATTCTGCATCCACGAAAGAAGTAACACCCAATATCGAGATAGCATAATTAGTAGACCAACTGTAAGAAATCCATCCATCAGGAGCATTCTGTTGACAATGTGTATCAGGATTGCTGTCAAATGCATCTTCAGCAACACCACTACTGGCTGCTGCTGTACCACCAAGATATCTATAAGAGGTTCTAACGGTGGCTTCTAAAATATCAACCGCATGGTCTGGGATAATATAAGCAGATTGGCCCGCATTAAGAGAAAGCATCCCTTGTTTTATCGTAAATAAGTTTAGTCTTTTATTCATCCAGGATTGGAGAATAAAATTAATTGAGCGTAATGCGGTTTGAATTTTTTGTTGAACGGCAAAATCTACAACAACGCCAGAACGCTCGTAAGCGTCTGTTATAATCTGCTCATTGAGAGGAGAGCCAAAATTATACGTTTCAGTTGTAGCCATCTATACATCCTCTATAGTCCTAATGACCAAAGCTTCTTAAGGTTTTGGCTAGATTAGCTCTTTCCCTTAATAGAGGGCTTTTAGAATGAAGAGCTGCGTTTAGTTTTCCTTCTGGTATTTTTTTACCCATAGGAACACCAAGAGATTTATGGAGAGCGCCAGGTTTTTTAATGGCGTTATCTATCCATTTTTTACCATCTTGTCTGTACATATCTGATTTTCTAGAACGACTCATTATGTTTGTCCTTGCTGCAGGAAATAGAAATTTAAAGCGCCTGTTGCATCAGATGCGCTTACACGAACTCTTACCGAATGGACTGGCCATGAATAATCTGCCGCAGAAGTGACAGTTGCATCAATCATGTCAGTTGCTGCCGGGATGGTAGGTATTGTTACGCTATCAATAGGCGCAATTATATAAGGAACAGGTGTGGCAATAGGGTCATCTAATGATGCTTCAAATGTGTATGTAATAGCCGTAGCAAGAACCTTAACGCCAACAGTCGCATTGTTTACAGAACGCTGATAGTCGCTTCGAAGCCATATCGTATTTCCTGTGTTTCCTGTTCCGATACTGACGTCATCTGTAAGTGTAAACTCAGATGTGATAGAAATTACTTTCGTATAAAGATTAACAGATTGTTTCGTGGTAGCATTAGGGCCGGAAATAACCTCGCTGATTATCGCACCCCTGTAATAACCTGTAATAGTAAAATTATCGGCGGATACGTCTGCTGCTGATGTTAAAGAGACCTTTCTTTCAAGTCCTACAAATTCTGCATAGGGTGCTGGAACGTTAACTGTTGCTAACGCTCCATTAATGTTAAAGCTCCCACCAGCGACAACTTGCTGAGCCAAACAAACCGAGTCAGTGTCTGCGGCTGGCCATACAATTCTTATTGTCTTAGACATTTTTTTCCTTTTTAGCAGAAAGTTCTTTTGTCTTGCCTGATTCTTTTTCAGATTCAGACAACTTTTCTTTCTCTAAAATCTCAGCAAGAACACCTTTGAATGCCTGAATAGCGCCAGCAATTACGTTAGCTTCATCGTTTGCTCTCACCTTATCGGCTAAAAGCTTTTTAACGTTTGCAGTAATGCCATTGACAAAATCAACGATTTTCTTTCCCTGAGATTCCAGTTCAGAAATACGTTCTTCAATTTTTTTCACTAAGTCATTTTCCATTTAATGTCTCCTTACATTGAAAAATAAAACTAAATTGTTGGAACAATCGAATACCAAATCTTCCAGTTAGCTGTAGATGTACCGCCGTCAGCAAACACTGCTGTTGCATTAGTAATACAGACGGGCGTATTCACATAGTCAGCAGTAGCGGCAGCCAAGAAAGAGCCGGCAACCATGGTTGCTCTGTCAGTAGCGGCACCCGTTAAAAATGCGGCTGGTATTGTTCCAGTTACTGCGAGACCTGCGTGGCCAGCGGTTGTATACTGAAGACCTATAACGCCACCTCCTGTAAATGCATTCGCACCGTCAGAGTTAAGTTCAAACCAAAAGTTTTTAACAACAATCGACTTGTTTGCTCCTGGGGCTGCAATCAGGATGAGGCCGGTTGTATACATAGTAAGCAAATCAGCAGTAACTATTGTTCCAGAAGCATATAAATCTCCTGTAGGTCCTGTATTCTGCGTAACCCAAGCACCATTCACATAAATTACGTCTGCCTGAAGCGTAGTATCATATGCCCTCATCCCGTTAACAGGATAAGCAATTGCAGCAATCTGAGCAGTCGTCATACGAGGTGGTAAAAACCCTCTCGTAGTAGACTGAAGTTCCAACGCTGCGCTACAAAGCTCCGCGCCTACCTTTGTTGGGGTAGGCGTTGCTCCATTTGTACCTTTGTCACCGACAAGAATGGAATTTGTGGTGCCTGATATATATTTTGTGGCCATATTATTTCCCCTTTAATATATTAAGCACCAGCGTTACCATAAGCAGCACGGAAGTCTGAAATACCGAATGAATATCTTTCCTCAGCGCTACAAAGAACGTTTTTGGTAGAGAAATCGGTATCAACGTCAACTTCAATTTTGTTTCTAACGAAGTGCTTGAAGCCATTTGGGGCATCGGTCAACAACATCCAGAACGCAGGGTTCGTTAAGTACTGATTGATAACATACCCTTTTGGAATGCTGGACAGATGATTGATTGCACTGATGTCGTTATTCATCGTACCGATTCGGTATGCTGAATTTAACAATCGAACTGCTGCAAACTCCCCTTCTGGCGGAACAACCAATTTCCAAGGTTTAACCTGGATTGTATTGCCGGCAGCATTTTTGAATCGACGAATCGTATTGATAGCTTCTTCTACAGAGGCTTCGTTTAAATCCGAAGGAGTTGCTGGCATATTTGCAAGAGTGCCCCCGTCAATTGGATGAGTTAACGAGAACAAGAATTGGCCGTCGCCTGTTCGATACGTTGTGAAACCACCATTAATAGGTGCGGCACCCAAAATATCTTTAGTATCTGCCATTGACTGTTTTAAAGCAGCTGTCATTTGGTCAAACTTACCCATATAAAGGTTGTCTTCAATCGCATTCTTTGAGATAGCAAATGAAAGACCTACGTTTTTATGGACATAAGTCGTTAAACTTCTTTGACCAAAGCCATTGTCAAATGCGATAGGGCCTGCTTCAGATTTAAACTGAGCAAGACCAAACATTCTCATTTCAATGTCTTTTTCCTCTGCCATTTTCGAGTCATAGGTTTTATAAATCTCTTTGTACTGAGATGGATAAGATACATAGTCCCAAAATACAGTACGTATTCCAGGTACTAGTAAATTTCTGATTGCGGTTCTTACTATAGCCATGAATATTCTCCTTAAACGCCAGCCGTTCCGGTGCCGCCTTTTTGTGAATGATTGTTAAAAGTAACAACAACGTTGTTATACAAAGTGCCAAAAGCATTTTGTTGACTTGTTGCAGTTCCAGCAGCGCCGACTACGGTAGAACCAAATCCACCTGTTAATCGAAGTAAATTGCACTGAATTGTTGCGCCAGTTCCAATCGTTGCCATGTCTATGTAGGCGCCAGAAATTCCAGTTCGCGTGTTTCCCGTGCCAAGTAAGAAATTTGCATTCTTACCTAAGTCCGCAAAGTTTACTGTTGCTGTATGTGTTACAGCATTTGATGTGTCAACCTGAATATTAAATTCAGCAAATGGATCATCAATTACATGAGCAGACGCTGATGTATTAGCAAGGGTAACCGTAGAGGCTGGCCAATAGGGTAAGTACTGACTATTACCAAGAGAATCTGTAAAAGTAACGCCCTGGAAAACACCGCAGACTGCGTTCCCCGTTCCAGCAGTCGCTCTCGCAATATTGGCGCCTGTGGTTGTAATTCCTGTGTTAGCAACACCAGTACCCGTTACCCGAGCAACAGGGTCGCCGCTAAAAATAGAAGTGGCGTATCCGCTTACTATCGTATAGTTAACATTTGAGCTATTTGAGGTGTGACTAAGTAGTGGGGTTTCTTCTTGGAAACCCATTGGGGCATTTTGTCCGTATGACATAAAGTTATCTCCACGTTAAATCTGTTAATTGCTGGTATTCCTACCGACAGTTTTAAGGCTCGTGTCCGCCTGGATTTAACATGTAGTGACTTAGTTCATACATGCGACAGTTTTAGGGGCCCATGTCCGCCCAAGACGCAAATGCGCCAGCCTGTTTAACGAGAATGGCTCTCTCAGTATGAGGGCCATGATTTCACATGGCTCTCATACTATAATATCACTATACACTAGTTTTGAAATAGTACAAAACTTTTTTAGCCAAAGGACGCATCTTTCAACGATTGTGAGGTTGAATACTGATTTTGAACCCTTGTTGGTAAAACAAACTCTTCCGCGCCCGGCATTGCCGCTAGGTTGCTATGATTCATTTTATCTCTCTGGGCTAGCTCAGCTTTATGAAGTATCTCTAGGCGCTCCATCAAGACAAGCCCTGTTCTATCCACGTGACCCGCTGACCTAGAGTCAGCGCCAGGAAGGCCAACTAGAGAAAGCTCTGGGTGGCGGTCCACTGGAACAATATCCCACCCCTTTGTTCTCATATGCATGATTCGCGCAGGTCGTGGCTCGCCCATAACATGGCTTGTAGCCCATGCATAAACGTAGCCTTTAGGAACTATCTCTGGAGGTATATGGAGCATGCTTCGATATTCCATGTCCATAATAACGCGCATAGCGGATTCTGTTCTTTCATCCATCCGAGTTTCAAATTGTCTTCCTTCTTTTGAATGTGTCATGATTACCATCTCCTTCTGCTAGCTAATTCTTCCTCTTGTTGCTCTTTTCTGAATCGAGCAACTTCCTGTTCATAAACTTTTTGATTGCCTAGGGTCTTAGCAAGTGCTTGCTGTTCTGAGGTAAGCCTTTCTCCTATGCTCGGACGCCGTGTACTGTGACCACTATTACGAACAGGAGATGCCCCTCCTCTTGGTTGCCTCATATTTAACTCCCTTCTTTGGT